GCTCCATGTACGCACGCGCAGTCATGTCTCGAATCTGGGCGTAATCCTGGGGTGCAATGTCTGACGGAAACGACTCATCTGGGCCGCGAGCCTGCATCTCTGGGTACTGATTGAACTGCATGGCTTCGAGCTGTTGACGCAGTGCGTCCTCTTGACCCTGCGGCATCTGCGGCACCTGTTGTGCCGGTGCCTGTGGTCGCTCACCCATGCCGTACTGCCAGGGGTACTTCTCCATGTGGGCAAGGCGTTCAACCGCAAGAGCGCTCGGGTCCTGCTCTGAGTAGTGGAGCCGTGGTGCTTTGTCATCAATCCACCAGGACGAGTCCTCTTCCAGCCACGGGCCGGAAACAGCTCCCTCGAACCGGGGCTCTATTGGGGGCGGTCCTCGATGCGGTATAGGCCAGGAGCCATCAACACCGTAGCTTGCCTGGGTTGGCGGCTGCCAAGGTTGCTCCTTCCACGGTTCTGCCTCCAAGTCGCGCCGGGCCTGAAGGGCCTGGTCCACAGTGAAGGGCGGGACCTCAAAGCCCCTAAAGCCCGAGTCCTCGTACTGGTGCGGGTATTTCTGCATGTGCTCAAGCCGCTTCATTACCTCTGGACCGTAGCTCATTGGAAACAACCCATCAGGACCGACAGGTGGACTCCTAAGAGCCTGACCCTCGGCCTGCGCTTGGGCGTATTGCTGCGGAGTCGGAATAGCCTCGGGCCCGAGGCCCTCAAACTGGTACATTGACGGAGTGCCCTGGGGGCCAAGGCGCGTCGAGGGCGGGGGCGTGGTTCCGTAATGCGCTGCCAGCCACTCATCAAAGTAATTCGCCATCTCGTCCTCCTAGACTAGCTCGTAATCTCGCATGTCGATCATCTCGCCACCCTCAGTCTTAACATACCGGGGCTCATCGAGTTGCTCTACCATCTCTTGCTCCTGACGCAGTGCGTCCTTGAGCATCTCAATCCTGACGTCGGTCTCTTTTTCGAGGGCCTTTGCTTCGGCAGCCTCGTGTGCATTTTGAGCCTTGAGGTGAACCATCGCATTGTTGATGATTCCCACATGGTCGCGATGCATTTCCCTGAGGATGTTCTGAGTCTTGAACAGGGAGACCAGGGCGAACACCATGGTCACCATCAGTCCGCCCGCCAGAACAACTAGCGCCGATTCCATGCCCCCTCCTAGTTAAACTCAAAAGGATCTACCTTCGCATTGCTGCGAATGTCTTTGTGGATCTTCAACCACTCTTCGTCGTACTGCCCCTCAATGTCCGGCGGCACAATCTCCCGAGAGAAGTCCAATGTCTGTGATGATAACGCCACGGAAGCTCCGATGACAAGGCTCATTACCCGGTCATCATGAGAGCCGCCCACCCCTCGAAAACGAGTGGTAAGACCCGACTGGGTTCGCTCCTGCTCAAACGCAACCATCTCGCTAATCGTCGCTTCGCACCATATGTCAATCGCCCGGTCATTCACGAACTGCTGAAGCGCCGCAACCATGAAGGGCTTGGTCCTGATGTTTGTCTCAACACCATACCGGCTGTCCATGCTGTGCTCCGCCTGGGCGTGATTCGTCTCATCACGGAACATGTTCCAGTAACAGAAGTCCTGCCGCATCCGAAGCATCACCGCTTCACCATAACCACCGGTCAGCTCGATAACAGCAAGGGCACTGTTGTACCAGACTGCGAGCTTGAACACTTCCTCGGCATACATCAGGGGGTTGATCCAGCCATGCCACTGAGCAACTAGCGATAGTGTTGGGGAAAACTGAGTACCGCTAACCTTGAGCACAGAGGCACAGCTGGCGTCGCCACCAGCTAATCCCTTAGCGGTGTCAACAGCGACGATGTACTGCTGGCCCAGCTCGGGAGGTTGCCAGACGCGAAGCGGTCCATCGTCACATTCATGATACCCGAACCTCGTTGCCTCCACCACCTCCGTTATCAAGGTATCACTCTCAACCCGAAGGTTCCCGCGCTGGGGGTCCTTCGAGTCCTTGCGCATCTCAGCAAGCACCCGCCGGTTGAACACCGGATTCTTTGCGAGAGGGGCGGGCCGCCCATACACGCGGGACTCCACCTCGAACTCATCCATGATCTTCATGGACATCCGAATCCGCTCGTGCGGAACCAACCCAGCCTCGAACTGGTCAATCTCGTGCAAGCTCACAAACGGCGCACTGTTTGAGTCCTCAGGGCTGACGCGGTTAGCAGGGGGGCCCTCTAGAAATATCTTTGTCAGACGTCGGTGCTCCCACGCATCATGACCATGAAGAGGCGTGCCCGTCACAACCAAACAAGACGAGCGGCCCGCAGTCTGCAAGCGCTGAATACTCTCGTTAAAGAAGTCCTCACCAATGTGCTCATCAAAGTGACCCAGGATATACGCCCCGCCCTGCAAAACCTCCCAGCCCTCCGTGTCAGAGAAGAGCCGGATAGTGCTCTTGGTGTGGGGGCAGGTGGAAGCCTTGCCCGCATTTGCACACCGGGGACAAGCAATCTGAATCTCGTGCCTGCGCTCATCGTACCGATGGAGCCATTTCCCCCCTTGAGGAAACATAGGGCTCAATGGGTTCCCTTGCTCCCCCGTTAGGAATTTCTTCTCGAACACACTGGGACAGTACTTCGAGAAGTTAACGCCCACGATGAATGTACTGTGTGGCCCTGTAGGGAAGTATCTCCACTTATGCTGCTCAGTGGTGATGAAGTAGTGCTCGGCGTAGCCAGACTGAGTCTTGGATGTTCGGTTACCAGCCCTGAAGTACCTGATGAAAGCATTCGACGAGTGGAACTCTTCGGATGCCCGGTTAGCAGGTCGGTAGAGCATCATCGGGTCAGCGGCCACGATTCGCTCGAAATTGTCGTATAAGCCACGAAACCGCTGCGCCCAGTCCATGAGCCAGGGAGTCTCGTCTTTCTTTCTCTGGGGCCAATCTCGGATGCAGTCGGACACCTTCTCGGCATAGCCAAAGAAGTTCTCAACCGTCAGCTGCCCCGGCTCGATGTCCGCCATCCGCAGTATCTGGTCAGCTCGCGCCAGTACTTCGCGGTCATCCATCTTAGGTGCCGATAATCAGAATTTCACACTCAGGTTCACCGCTTGCTGATGTAAGTGTCAGGTCACCACCGTAGGCGAAGTCAGGAGTCACGAAAATCCCACCAGCGGGAATGGCCACATCAACGTCGGTGTCTGCCGCTGTGTTGAACTGGGCAGTCACGACAATTGCCGAGTCATTGTTCTTAATAACACAAAGCGTTACGCCACCATCGAAGCGGTCAGTCTTGATGATCTCCCCACCCGTGTCGCAGTTCAGCTCCATGTGCAGGTACTCATCTGGCGTCAGAGTATAAGCAGACGGAGCCAGGGAAACCTTTGGGTCAGAGTAATCGGAGTTCTTTGAAACCAAGCCCTTGATGTGGAGCTTTGCGTAATCTGCCATCAGTCCCTCTCCTCGTTCTGTTCTTGCAGCTCCTTGAGCAAGGCAAGCACAGGGTCATAGATCTTCTTAGCAAGCTCAACTTGCTTTCTGTCGTTTTCCTTTTCCGAAGTCGAGTATCTGCTCAAGAGTGTCTCCCTCCACTTTTGGCACCATATCATCTGCCCGCTGCTTGTTCGACAACAAACCACAGATGCGCGCCTCCAGCTCTATATATCTCAGGAGGTCTTTACTGGCCTCGATGGAACCACACCGCACCCCCTCCAGATAAGCCTTCACACTCTCCGCCCGGTCACCATCGGAACGGTTCGGCATCACCCGAACATCCACCACCTTCCACCCACGGTCAGAGCGCAACCAATCAGTCACCACCTGCGGAAGACCCTCATTCACATAGAGAGCCTTGGGCCTCTCCTCCTCGGGAGCAGGGGGCCATTTCCGCCACTTATCCAGTCCGTCACTCATAACGTTAGCCTCACGTTACCCATGCGTTATGGGTCAAAAACAGGGGAAATCCAGGATCTCTGTCAAGCATATTCAACAAACACGGGTCTAGCAATAACAGGGACTTATAAAATAGATTTGACAGACGTGCGTCTGAGCCCCTAGTCTCTTGTTAGCCCTGTGGTACGGGTGAATCCTATACAGCATTGGTGGACAACAAAGGGAAACAACAACGTTTCTCCTCTCCTCTCCTCTCAAAGTGTTTCAAATGGTTTCGTGTACAAAGGGGTGTTATTTCCCACATGGGACCCAAGCCGCCCCCGCCCCTCCAGGTACCCCCCTCCCCACCGGTCCTACCAGTTCCCCAGCTCAGGGCCACACAATCTCAAAGTGAGACAGTGTCTCAAAGTGGGATACGGTAGTCTCAAAGTGATACATGTGTATCATTGTGGGATTTAGGGGCATAGAGGCTTATCCACCCCACACACTCCGCA